GAGGTCATATGCATTATCAGCGTGAGAACCAAGAAATAGATGGCGAGGATTCACACAAAGCGGAGTATCGCAATGATGACAGACCAGCATTCCATCTGGAATGGTGCCGACAAACAATTCATAGCTAACTCGATGTGCTTTAGTGATTTTGCCATTAAATTCCATATGCCCATATCCGGTGTTGTTTGTGCACCCTGTCCATATCCAGCAAGCGTCAGGGAGTTGCACGTGCTGAATGAACAATCGACTGGGTGGTTTGGTAGGGCGTGCTTTGTACGCACATTCCCGCGAGCAGTAATAACCCTGATCCGGTCTAGCGTAGAAGGCTTTTGCGCATTGATGGCAGGTGCGTGGTATCGTGGTTGGAGCCATATCAGAAACTTATCCTTTCTGTACTGGTTAGGGCCGGGCAGTGTTTGCGCACTGTTCCGGCCTGTTTGCATTTTAACACAAAGTAGCTATGCCGACGTTTGATGATGCAAGTTTCCCGCGTAATGCGATCCTGGCGAATGGAAGTATCGCTGGGGGGCCATCGTTTATTACCACCGTGGTTCATTCAGCCAACGGTACTGAGCAGAGAAACGGAAGTTCAGGTATTCACGCGAGGCGCATTTTCCGGCTGGATACAGGCACAATCAATGATGCTTTGCGCGTTGAAGTGCTGAATTTTTTCATTAACAGGCGTGGGCAGTCTGATTCGTTTCGATTCCTTGATCCGTTTGATTTTGAAGCAAGTGGTGAGCCGATAGTGAGTGGGCAACTGGTCAAACGTTACACAGCCGGAAGTGTCAGTTACGACCGCCCAATCACCAAACCGGTGAGCGGGACAATTACGCATTCAGGCGGCGGCACGTTGGATTACTCCACCGGAATCATCAGCGGCGGTGCGGGCGGCACGTGGTCAGGCGAGTTTGAGATTCAGGCGCGCTTCACAGGTGACCGCTACACTGAGCGCAACTTCTTCATTGACTGGCACGAGGTGCAGCTCGAGATTGTCGAGACGTTTGACTATGACCTGCCAGGATCAGCGGGCAGCAGTCTCGCATCCACTATCACCTACGAGTTCCCGCTTCCGCTCGAGGTGGGTCGCAATCGCTATGCGGATTACAGCACTTATGTCGTGCAGGGTGGCGGCTACTCAGAGGACCGCTTCGCGCAATACTCAGGCGGCCTCGTAGGTTTCGAGGGCAACGTGCTTTGTGCAGATCGCTCTGACCTCGAGACGCTTCTTAGCGCATTTCTGTGCGTGCGGGGCCGGCGCACTGCATTCCAGCGTGAAGCATTCAATGTGCGGTTTGATCGTGACGCGCTCGTGATTGGCTATACCGGCAACGAGTCGTTTCAGTGTCCTATCGGGTTTGTGGGAATCGTATAGATGCCTCGAAACATACCGGCAGCACTGGCTACGCACATCGCACTCGGTGGCACGAGTCTGTGCGAACTGATCAAGGTGACGCCAACTGTGGGCAGCGTCCTCGCTTTCACCAATCACATTCAGAACCTGACAGTGGATGGGCAGCTTTACTTGGCACGCCCTGGGATGCGCGTGAGTGAGGTGAAGAGTGGCCTCAGGATGGAAATAGACACGTCGCAGGCGCAGGGCTTCTTCCAGTCGGGCGTGATCACGCTTGCCGATATTCTCAAGGGCAAATTCAGGGATGCGACTTTCGAGAGGCGCTTTGCCAATTACGACTCACCTGGCGATGGTGGCTATACGTACCAGTCAGGGCAGATCGGGCGCGTGGATGTGGCTGACAATTCATTCAGTGTCGAGCTGCGCGGGCTGATCCAGAAATTGTCGCAGCCAGTGGGCCGCGTCACCTCGAGGATGTGCGATGTGCAGCGTGTGGGGGACTCGAGGTGCAAGTTCAATCTGGCAACCACGCATTACACCGCAGGCACGCCCTTCACGCAAAACCTGACAGTGAGTGCGGTGAGTAGCGCAAACGTATTTACAGTCGCGGCAGGCTATAACATTGCTTATTCATCGACGTGGTTTGATAGCGGCTACCTGACCTGGACAAGTGGAAACAATAGCGGCTACACGGCTGAGATTGGCGTGGCTCAAGTGGTAAGCGGTCTTGAGTTCACGCTCATCATGCAGCCAGGTGGTGACATCGCGGCAGGTGATACTTTCACTGCCACAGCTGGCTGCGACCGCGTACATACGACCTGTCAGAACAAGTTTCGAAATGCATCACAACCCAATGGCAATCTCGTGAACTTTCGCGGCTATCCCGACCTTGCGGGCGCGATCATTTACAAGGCAGCAGATGGAATCATCGCATCAGGTGGATAGGGAATTGATCGTCAGGACTGCACGCAGCCTGCTCAGACCGCGCGTGCTCTTTCGCCCCTATGGACGTGATCCTAAGTATGGCCTCGATTGCATAGGCGTGGTGGAGTGGGTTGGCAAGCAGTGTGGTGTGCTTCCAGTTGACTTGACGATTCCGCCTTATGCGTATCCACCGCAGCGTGAGGCGTTTGGACTCTTCGAAGAGCATATGGATCGGTCAATGATTCCGGCACAAGGTGCAGTGGCAATCATTGCTAGTGCGGACGCACCGCGGCACACCGGCATCGTGGACTGGGCTGATGAGAAGTGGAAATGCATCGGGATTGACGTATATGGTCAGCGTCCGTGGGTGACGATCATCCCACTTGAACTCGAAATGGTCTGGCGGTTCTATGATTTTCGACTGGCGCAGAATTAGTCACGTCGTTGCTTTGCTTGTCGTGCTCACGACGCCTGCGCTCGCGTTCGGTTTTGAAGCTGTTGTCACAACTCTCTACTGGGTATCAGTCGCAGCTACCGCCGCGATTACCACCGGAGTAAGCTACCTACTGCAAAGGATACTCACGCCTCGCCCGAAACCGGGTGAATCACCCGTCACTGACCTGCAGATCACAACATCAAGGGAGGGAGCAACCATCCCGCGTGTTTATGGCAGGGCAGCTGTTGGCGCGAAGGTCATCTGGCTGGGTTCAATCACCGTGCGTTCAGTATCACAGGGGAGCGGCAAGCGCAGCAGCCCGCCCACGACTGCGTATTCCTGTTCGATGGGGTTCCTGCTCTGTGAGAACCGGAACGATTCAGTGCTGGGGATTTCGCGCATTTGGGCTAATGGCAACGTGCTCTATGAGCGCGACCCGGCAACATTGACAGGTGTAAACCCGCCGATTGATGGACAGTTGACACCAGCGCCACGGCCATTCAGAGCCGACCTGCTCTATGCGCGGCGCCTGCAAATCCTGCTGGGTCAGGAATCGCAGACAACACGTTGTGAGTGGTACGCAACGAGCGGTGACGATGATGATTATCCGGGCTATCGAGGGTCTGTCACCGTATGGCTCGATGACGTTGATCTGACGCCTTCTTACAATCAGATAGCACAGTATCAGTTCGAAGTGGTCAACTCTGATGGCTCAATCGCGGAGATAGTCACAGCAGAGTGCGCATATGCAGGCGTGTCGGCAGCGCAGATCACGAACGGTGCGCCAGTTGAGCCCGTAAACGGCTGGATCATTTCAGGGCCAACACCGCCCAAAAGCACCTTCGAAGCACTATCAATCGTTGAACCTTTTGACTGCGCAGAAGTGGACGGGAAGCTCAAGTTTATCTCACAGCCGCAATCCTCGAGCGTCACCATTCCCGATGGTGATCTTGGGGCGGTTTCGGCAGGGCGTGAAGAACAGACCGACAAGGCGATCAAGTTTGCGCTATCGAGCGAGCAGAGTCTGACGGAGATTGCGCAGCGCGTCGAGATTACGTTCTTCGATCCTGACTTCCAGTATGAGGAAGCCACAGCGGGCTACGGCTTGCAATTCGGATCAGGCGCGGCAGTGAAAGAGATATTCCTGCCAATGGCATCAGATCGCACGCAGATGCGAAACAAGGCAAGCAGATTGCTCGCACGCACGCGAATGGAGACGGATTCACTCAAAGTGGAACTGCCGCCAAAGTATGTCAAGTACCATCCGGGCGATGTGGTCACAGTACCGGCGCCGAACTCGCAGTTGCTTGATTTGCGCATCACCGGGATGGAGTTCATACCTGGCGATAAGGTGAAACTTGAAGGCGTGCGCCAGTTGCGCGCAGCAGGTGTCGGACCATCAGATGCGGATATTGTTACGCCAGGTGAGAGTGACAACGTACCACCGCTTGATACCATCTTCATCCTCTCGAATGCACCTCCACTCGTGGACGATCATGACGGGTTTGATGGCATCTACTGGGCAGCCGGGCCGCGCAATGTGTCTACAACAACACCGCCTGCGGGATGGACCGGTGCCACACTGTTTCGAAATGCCTGCGGATCAGACGATTCGAACAAGCAATATTATCCACTGGCGCTGACGCGCGCGGCAGCCGTCATCGGCAAGGCACGCACGGCACTGGCTAACGGAAGCGGCATAGACTCGACAAACACCGTTGACATTGACTTCCCATATGGTGCCGGAACGAACACGGTGCTCGGCATCCACAATGATGCATTCACGAAGGTCACGCAGGCCAATCTCTGCATACTCGGCAAGGAAGTGTTGCAGTTCAGGGACGTGGCAGATGTGAGTGCATCCTATTCGCTTGCAGCCGGGCGCGTTTGGCGATTGTCGCAACTGAAGCGGGGCATTCGTGACACATCTGCTATGACCGGCACGCATGCAATCAACGAAGGATTTGTGCTCTACAACCCTGACACGCTGCATCGCGTGCCAATTGACATCATCGAGCAGGACCAAACTTGGAGTTACAAGACACTGAGCCTCGGGCAACAGGAGACAGATGCTGATCCGGCATTCTTCGAATATGACCCTGATGATGGCACGCTGCTGCTGATGGAGACACCGTAGATGGGCAAGCGCATAAAATCTACCGGCGTAATCCTCGACGCATCATCAATGGCGAGTGCGCCTGTCAGCCCGGCGGGTACTGTGGCGCTGCGTGCGAAGTCTTC